GACGAGTATCTCAGAAAAACCGATACTGGTGTCATATTTATTCGATCGGATAAATTGGCGAAAAGAAACGACATGGTTCCCTGTGACAAAAATGGGCGCCGTTTATACCCCGAAGGCGATGAACCCGGGAACTCAACCGACATGGAAATCATGGGAAGTAAATATACCGTTCCGGATGCTCTTCTTGGCGTCATCGATAAACTGAAGGATGCGGCCGAGGCCGAAGATAAGAGCGCCGCCAGGGCGAAGGTGAAAGAGGCCAACGATCAATTGAAGATTTCTCTGGCCGAAAACAATGAGCTTCGCAAGAAGGTGATCGATCTGGACGTAAACCTGAAGGATCTTCAGGCCAATGCGTCGAATCTCACCAAGGAAAACAGCGCCCTTAGAAAATCTTTTGATCTGGCTACGGGAACCATCGAGGATAAAGACAGGGAAATCAAGGATCTGAAAGCTCAACTCAAATCCAAATAAGGGGCTGCTGCCATGGGCACCGTACTTGCAAGCGCGATACTCAGCAGGGCCGCCACTACCATTTTGGATGTTGCTGCAACTAGGTGGCCCGACGCCGAAAAGCTGATTTATCTTAACGATGGCCAGAGGCTTGTTGTTTTGTATAAGCCGGATGCCGGAGCGATAATCGATATCTACCGGCTTGGCCCGGGAACAAGGCAAAGAATCCCAGACGGAACAAGTGTCTATCGAAATCTTGACGGCGATATTATGGGCGAAGGGGTTCTTCTTCTGGACCTCATAAAAAATATGGGGATAGACGGGGAAACCGCTGGCGGCTCCATAGATCCGACCGATCTTCAGGTTCTTAACGCCTTTAATTCAAACTGGCATGCTGCTACCCCAGCCGCAGACGTCCAATCATACGCACTTGACGAACGATATCCATCTTATTTTTTTGTGTATCCACCTCAGCCCTCCCAACTTTGGGATAAGGCTGCCAGCGTTTTTAAGTCTGGAACCTATAGCTGGGGTGCTATTGGGGCAAATACCATAGCCAATGTTTCAAATAAACTTCAAATAACCTATGTTGCATCAGCCCTAGGGGCGGCCGTTGACCTGAATGATGCGGAAGACCTCACCTCCGACCTCACGGTTGGCGCTGAATACGTTCTTACGTGCAAAGCAAAATATACCGGAGGAGCGGCAGGAGCAACCTTGTCCATTGGCGAATTGGACGTTGTTGCGGAAGTATCGACAGCGCTTACAACATCGGAGCTTACTTATTCCATACCATTCACAGCTACCCATGCCACAAATATGCGTTTTCAGCTTGCAGGAATGGGGGCGGCAAACATTGTCACGATCGACGACATTGTCCTTTCTAAGTCTCCCGGATATGTGGAAATATCATATCCTGCACTTCCTGACGACGTGGCAGCGGTAGGTAACACAATCAACCTTTCCGATAGATTTCAAACGGCCCTTTATTACTATATCGTTCACCGGTGCTATTCAAAAGATGCGGCGCTTTCGCCGTATAATGCATCCAGAGCCATTGAATATTGGAATCTGTTCGTAACGGAACTTGGTAGGATGGACATGATGAAGAAAATGACAAGCCCGAATACCATGCAGCCCAACCCATCACCAGCAATTAAAGAGGCGCGGTAATGACAAACATATCAAGTTTTCGCGGTGGGGTTCTTTCCGAAGTGATCGGATGCCCTCCGCTGATAGTCGATCAGGCCGTCGTCGATGCGATAATTCAACTTTGTAGGGATGCGTCGCTTTTTGTCAAATCTTTTGAGCATGATGTTGATGCCAGCGCCGACGTAGATACGACCGACAACGATTCGATAACAATCGATCTATCAACTTACGTTTCCGACACATTGCGGCCGATTACCGTTAAAGAACTTAAAATTGATGGGGCCAAATGGGAAACAACCGAGAAAGAGCTTGAAAATGATGTGGCTGATATTTCTCTTTACGGGATAACAAGCACCAAATTTTTTAATTTCCCAACCATCGGAACGATAAAGATTTATCCCATGGACACAACCGACGATGTGGCAGTTTACCTCGATATGGTATGGGTACCTCTCCGAACAATGACCTCCATCGATGACTTTATCTTCGATAATCACAGGGAAGCGGTCGAGGCCCGTGCGAAATGGAACCTGATGAATCAACCGGAAAAGAAATGGACCAACATCGATCTTGCCATGCTTAAATTGTCTGAATATTCAAGAAAGATGGAAGAGGCCAAAATTGCCAAATTAATGGGATATACCTTTGGTTCAATGCGGGTAAAACAGATGAGGTTTTTTTGAATATTAAGCAAAACATATTCTCCGGCGCCCGTCCGAGTGCAGCTATTTCCCTTTTAGGGCCAGGCGAAGCCCAGATAGCGCAAAACTGCAAACTCGAAAAGGGCGATCTTCGGCCGTGGAAGCAATACAAAAACGTGAAGGTGGTCTCCGGGTTGGGTACGCCGCAAACCCTTTACCTACATAAAAAAGACGAGGTTGATTTTTGGATTGCGGAAAACGGCGAATACGATTTTGCAAGGAGCCCGGTCGCAGGCGATACGCACAACCGTCTTTATTTCACTGGTGGATCCGAACCAAGAGTAATCGCCGACGATTTATTTGCAGATACGCTTGATTTCCATTCCGATTATTACAAACTCGGGGTCCCGGCGCCCGTAGCCGCCCCAACTATCGATGCTGGATATACCGCTGGCTTAACATATCGCGCCTATGTTTATAGCTATGTTGTCAGGCTCGGAGTCGACAATATGGAAGAGGGGCCTCCGAGTCCATTTGCAGCGATCGAAGATTATGGATCAGGCGATGTGACGCTTTCCGGATTCACAGAACCGCCAGCAGACAGAGAAATAGGAACCATTTATGTTTACAGGACGAACTCGGCTACCTCCGGGATAGCGGCTTTTCAGTTTGTTGGTGAATTTCAAACAGCTGGATTTGATTTCGCAGCTGGTACGTTCACCGATGGCGTAGCGGAGGCCGACCTCGGGACCGATGGGCCACAGCCGGAGACATTTATTCCACCGCCAGCAGGCTTGAAGGGGTTGATAGCCCTGGTCAATGGAGCGTTTGCTGGGTTCGTCGGCAATGTCGTTTACATATCGGAACCCAACTTGCCTCACGCATGGCCTTATGAGTATCCGGTTGATTCAATGATTATCGGGCTCGGCTGGTTTGGCTCCACCTGCGTTGCTTTGACCGATTCGCATGTTTATTTCCTTCTCGGTGCGCCGGAAGCTATGGAGGTTATGAAACTCGATGGGAAATATCCGTGCATATCGAAGCGCGGGATCATAAGCGATGTTGGCCAGGAGGGCGGAGTAATTTTCCCGACAGAAGATGGCTGGGCAATGACCAACCAGAACGGCGTAAAGACAATCAGCATTCCTTTTATCGATCCGACATCATGGAGGGACAATTTCCATCCTACGACTACCCACGCTTATTTCTACGAGGGCAAAATCTTTGCATTTTCGGCGAGCCAGTCATACGTCATCGATTTTAATAATGACAGGTTTACGACCCTGAACGTCTATCCGGATGCATGCCACAGGGCAAGAGGCACAGGGACGTTCTATATCATAAAGGCCAACGAGGACACTGTTGGGACGCCCGACTCCGACCATGCCATTTACCAGTGGGAAGCCGATGGCGATGATTTTTTGCAATTCACATGGCGGAGTATGAAGAAAACGCTTGCATATATAACCAACTTTTCGGTTGCCCGGGTGATCCGGTCCGCCGCTGAACTGGCAACGATTGAAGGCACGATAGTTGATAACGATGCTGCCGCGGCGGCAAATCTTTTATTAATCGCCACTGGCGACATTGGCGGAGATATCGGCGATGAAGGAATAGATGCCGACGATGGTTTTGAAATCGACGGCGACGGGCTTGCGATCGTTTTGGATCTCGATATCAATGCCGATCTCACCTTTAATTTGTACGCAGATGGAACATTGATCCACACCGAAACCGTCCAGGACGATGAACCTTTTCGGTTGCCTGCAGACGTTCTCTACAAACATGTTGAGTACGAAGTGATCGGATATGTTCCGATAATCGAAATAGCCCTTGCGACTTCAGTGGAGGAATTGGACGGGGTGCCTAATGCCTGATCCTAAATTGAGACCAATTCCAGACGTTCCGATGGGTATTGATAAAAAAACATGGGACTTTCTGAATGTCATTAAGCACAACTTGAACATATTGGCAGGCTCGAAAGGGACGCAAGACAACAAAGGCGTTACATTCGAGGATCTTAATTCAGAAATTGCGAACATTCCGGATACCGAAATGTCAGACGTTTCAGGATTGTATGATTTTTCATTAAGCGAGACAACATGCCTCCCGGACGCTCGGAAAGAAGTATCGGCAGGGTTGTACGATCTGCCGGTGAATTTAGAAGAACGATTGCGAAATATCGAAAAGAGAAATGCTTACGAAAATCCGTATTCATCCTATAAGATACTCGACGATTTCGCCAAGGATATTATCAGTCTGGGTATTGTTCCGAGTTTATTTCGGACGATAGAACCAAAACAATATATTCCATGCACCAGCCTGACATTAACCAAGGGTACGCCTGTAGGAACCGTGGCCGATATGCAGGTAGTTCTCGACGGAAATTTGTACCAGGTCGCTGAAACGGCAGGTGTTCCCGGGTTGGATTTATCCGTGTTTATTGCAGAGGTGCCTGATTTCGGCGGGTTGGTTATCAGCGCTTATTACATAGGAGCTACATCCGGCATAGGGGGCGATATCAATGGCGACTGGCTTGCGCCCGTGCATTATATAGCCGTTCAATTATACAATAATTCAACGGCTGCGTGGGATTCGATTATATACATTCCGGATTCTCGGGCTCTTAATTATAGGCACATCGAGCTTCCTCGCGATAGGACAATTAATTATATAAACGCAGCAAATCGGGTTGATGTCAGGTTTTATCACCCGATAACTGGAAATATCAACCATGTTTTATACATTGATTATGTGGCTGTTGTAAGAAACTTGAAATAAGGAGAAAGAGACATGAGCGTAGTAATCAAAAATGTATATTTGGCGCAGGTTCCCGCAGCCGACACACTTCTTTATACTGCCCCAGTCTTAACACAGGCAAGGGTTTTAAAGTGTACCGTAACAAATGACACCACGACCGTTACCACGTTGGCCATTCATGCCGGAGCCGCTGGTGATGGCACTTTGATTCTCAACGAGAGGCCTATCGGGAGCAAGGAAACCTATGAATGCCCGGAGGTTGTCGGACAAGTTATAAACGCCTCCGGTGTTCTTCGGGCTGAGGCAGGGGTTGCTACGCAGTTGACGCTGAAGGTCGATGTTGTGGAAATTTCGTGATGGACATTTCCTTAATGGCATATTCATCCATCGACGGGATACCGACCATGACCGATTCTGAGGTTCGCGGGTTTTACTCTCGGATGGAAAGCGACGGAACCGCAGAGACAGTTTTTGCCGATGGGTCCATAAGAAGCGCAGACGCCTTTCTAAATATCATGAAACATGGACACAACCAGTTATTTGTCGCGATAGTAGACAAAGAGGCCTCCGGAATAATCTGGTTGAATAATTTCGAAATCAAGATGGCGTCATTTCATTTTTGCTTTTTCTCGAACGCATGGAAGAAGGATGTTGTTGAAATAGGGCAGTATTGTGTGCACAAGATTTTAAATATGACCCGGGACGACGAGCCTTTGTTTGATGCGCTTACAGGGGTTGTCCCTTCTACAAATAAAAGGGCACAAAAATGGTGTAAGAAAATGGGATTTACAGTTATCGGAATTGTTCCATGTGGAGCATGGATATCCGCTCTCGGAAAGAGCGTTCCGGCCACGATTTATTATGTGGAAAGGGGGATCTATGGGCAAAGGAAGTAACACTACAACCACCACGCAGCAAAATACCTATGATCCCGTAGCCTCTGCCAAAATGGCCGATATAGCCGAACGTCAGCAGGTAATGGCCGAAGATCAATGGGAAATGTATAAGAATTATTTCCAGAAGTACGAGGTAGAGGCTGCTAAGGCAAACACTGACCTTCTTCCGTATCTGTCTGAGCTTTCAAAGGCGACGGTCCAGGAAGAGCTTCGGACGCTTCCTCTAAATCAGAAGTTAAACGATGCCTTGAGAACGTATGGCGTTGCCGCAACCGAAGAGCAGATTCGGAACATACCGCTTGATCGACCGCTTAACGATGCCCTGCGCGAAGCCGGGATTGCATTCACGCAAGAGCAAATCCGAGAACTGGAGCTTGACCGGCCACTTAAAGACGCTATCCGGACAGAACAGCAAAGGGACATCGAACTCGATCGACCGCTAAAAGACGCTCTTCGCGCCGCCGGCATACAGGTCACTGAACAGCAGATGCGCGAGCTTGAAATGGCTCGGCCTGCCATTGAAAAATTTTACAAGGAATCGGCTGAGGGTGTTGATCTCGGAAGGAGGGCCGACGAGGCCGGAGCAAATGTTACGAGTGCAATCCAATCGGCCCGGGGTGCGGAAGGTAGAAATCTAAGCCGATATGGAATTGATCCCGGTGCGTCTCGCTTCAAGAGTGGCTTGGGGGATACCGGCATTGCTGCTGCCGGGATGATTTCTTCGGCAAGAAATCAGGCGACGGTGGAGGGTGAGAAAGAAAACTATGCCCGTCTCGGGACCGTTGCGGGAATGCAGCCGAGTGGGACTCCAACGAGAATGGGAATTGTTCCAGAAACCGGGAGGACTCCGGCAATGGCTCCTGGGATGGTAAATGCAACGCCCAACGCCGCTGTTGCAAATGCGCCTGGTGGGACCAACGTACAGACATACTTTGGTAATACGGATCCTTATTCG